GCTCAGACTAATACTACTAACAGTGGTATTTTCGACTTAGACACAGACTCAAATGGTCGTTGGTCAGTTGAAAAATTCAAAGGTCTGATGTTCCAAATCGAGCGTGATTGTAACGATATTGGAATCAGAACTCGCAGAGGAAAAGGTAACTTGGTTGTTTGTTCAGCTGATGTTGCATCCGCATTGTCAATGGCAGGAGTCCTTGACGTAGGTGGATCTGGAGCAGGAAACTTAAATGTTGATCCTAGTCCTTCAGGAAGTACTTTTGCAGGAACAATTAATGGTCGAATCAAAGTTTATGTCGATCCTTATAACTCCGTTGTAAGTGCAAGTGCCGCAAATAACTGGTATGTAGCTGGTTATCGTGGTTCTAATGCTTATGATGCAGGACTGTTCTACTGCCCATACGTTCCGTTGCAAATGGTTCGTGCGGTTTCCGAAGCAACTTTCCAACCACGAATTGCATTCAAGACACGTTATGGAATGGCAATTAATCCATTCGCTAAGGTCGGGTCAACAGGAGCTATTGATGCTTCTTCCCAACCTTTCACAGCTGATAGTAACTGTTACTATCGCCGAGCTCGTGTAAGTAACTTGATGTAATCACATCTTAGAGGGGGAATCTTATTTCCCCTCTATCCCCTTTATTATAAATAAACCCTAACGGAGAAAAATATATGTTAGAAAAAGTCTCAGGGTGGATTAAATCTTTAACTGAAGTAGGTTTAGGGCTGATTGCTCTAGGTGTTGTACTCCAAATTTTATTTGGTGCAGCTGTTCCATTCTTAGGTTTAGATGTAGTCGGTTCAGTAGTATCTCTTGTAAAAGATCTAGGTTCTGAAGGACTAGTCGGTTTAGTCGCCATTTGGGTACTTTGGGGTATATACTCTAAAAAGTAACCTTTATTTGTTAATCTAGGGGGGGATGGATTCTCCCCTATTTCCTTCCTTATAAATACTAGTACAATAATAATGATAACTTAAAATGGCAGATACTAGTCAACCCACAGTATTAGATTATGCGTCTCAAACTCAATGGAGACTAGCATTTAATCGTGTTCCCAAAACAACTTGGTTTTGCACAACTGCAAATGTTCCAGGCATAACTTTAGGTGAAGCTCAATATGCTACACCTATGTCTGATATGTTTATTGCAGGAGATAAACTTACATTTGAAACTTTAAATATAACCTTTATAGTAGATGAAGAACTTCAAAATTATAGGGAGTTGTGGGAATGGATAACTGGTATTGGTTCGCCTGTAAAACACACACAATGGTCTGATGTATTGTCAAAAGGTGATGGTCTTACAACAACCTTTAGTGCAATAGGAACTGATGACCAACTTGATCCTAGAACTTCTTCTGTAATGCAGGGTGGTACATCTACCGAATCAAATTTGTACTCAGATTCAACATTAATTGTTTATAATTCTAAGAATATACCAAAAGTAGAAGTTAAATTTAAAAATATGTTTCCTACAAGTTTATCATCTTTAGAATATTCTCAGGAATCCTCAGATGTTGAATATTTTAAAGCCTCTGCAAGTTTTAGGTATCTTTATTATGAGTTTGTAACATCAGCATGATAAATACTGACAAGTAGCCTAAACATAAAAATAATTAAAGTGAGTCCACTTGATTAGGCTGTGTGACAATATAGCTCTAAATGTTTAGGCTACGTTTTTTAATATTATTAGACTTGACTTTTCCGTTTCATTATGGTACTATGAGTATGTCGAGTTTCTAATAACTGAATTTATAGAATAACTATGACTTTGACAGATATGCAAGAAATGGTCAGAAAAGACCTAAAAATCAATGATCTTGAATTAGATATTGAATCTTTACGAATCCCCTCTTTACATTCCAAATATTTACAATTACTCACAGAACATTCCCTTCTTCTAAAAAAGACACAAGGAGAGCTTAATGTTCTTAAAAGGGATAAATGGATATTTTACACAGGGAAAGCAACAGATGAAATATATAAGGAAAAGGGTTCTTTTGATGTTAAGTTAAATACCAAAGATGATCAAAAGACCTTTATAGAAGCTGATAAGGAATATCGGGAATTAAAAGGAAAAGTTGAGTATTATGAATCTGTAGTCGAATATCTACAAGAGATAGTGAGATCAGTTAGTAATCGTTCTTTTCAAATAAAAAATGCTATAGAATGGAGAAAGTTTGAGGCTGGAGTATGATATTATCATCCATAAAAAAGATGATGTATATTTTCAGATTGAATGTGAAAGAAGTATAGCAAAAGAATTAAACGAATATTTTAGTTTTGAAGTGCCAGGGGCAAAGTTTATGCCCTCGTTTAAGAATAGGCTCTGGGATGGAAAGATTCGATTATTCGACATACGGAACAATCAAATTTACGTTGGATTGTCCGATTATATCTACAAATTCGCAACAGCAAAAAAATATACTATAAGTGGTGGAGTCAAAACTCAACTGGAAATTGATGTTGATACTGTAAAGTCTTTCGTAGACAGTTTAAAAAGTACAGTAGAGATTAGAGATTACCAGCTTGATGCAGTACAACATTCTATTAGACATGGAAGATGTATACTGGTGAGTCCTACAGCAAGTGGTAAAAGTTTTATAATATACACGTTGATACGTTACTACCAACAAATCATTGATAACTCACATATTTTGTTGTTAGTACCTCGTTCATCATTAGTTGAACAAATGTATACAGATTTTAAAGATTACGGCTGGGATTCTGAGAAGTACTGTCACAGAATTTATGCAGGAAAAGATAAGACATCACCAAAACTTGTACACATATCTACATGGCAATCCATATACCAATTACCAAAAAAACATTTTGAGAAGTATAAGGTTATACTAGGAGATGAGGTGCATACATTTACCGCCAAGTCTCTTAAAACTATAATGCAGAAAACAACAGACTGTCCTAATAAATTTGGATTAACAGGAACACTTGATGATGCAGAAAGCCACCATTTGGTTCTTGAAGGTTTGTTTGGGTCAGTCAAAAAAGTTACTACTACGAAAAAACTTATTGATGCAAAACAAATCTCTGATTTAAAAATTATAGGAATTGTCTTGACTTATTCAAAAAATGACTGTATAATAAGAGACTATAATGAAGAAATAAAATTTATAACAGAACATCCTCAAAGGAATAATCTGATTAGAAATTTAAGCATTGATCTAAAGGGTAATACTTTAGTCCTTTTTTCGTTAATTAAACATGGAGAGTTTTTACACGAACTCATAAAGGAGAAAGCCGATGTTAATAGAAAAACTTTTTTGGTTTATGGAGCCACAGACTCCGAAACAAGAGAAAAAATCAGAGGAATCGTTGAACGAGAACGAGACTCGATTGTTGTCGCCAGTTTTGGTGTATTCAGTACTGGTATCAATATTAGGAATCTTCATAACATCATCTTTGCTAGTCCTTATAAAAGTCGTATCAGAAACCTACAATCAATAGGTAGAGGATTACGAACACATGAAAGTAAGGCTATTGCAAAGTTATATGATATTGCAGATGACTTTAAAAATAATAACCATACGATAAAACATTTTGTTAAACGTATTGGTATCTATAATCAAGAAGAATTTGATTATGAAATAATAAAGGTAAACTTAAAATGAAAATATGGAACAGAAAAAACCACACTATGTTGATAATAAATTATTTTTTGCAGAAATGGAAAAATGGAAAGAAGATATTGCTGAACAAGAAGAAGTTGATGATTTGCCACCAATGGTTACAGAATACATGGGAGAATGTTTCTACAAAATCGCAACGCACTTATCTTACAGACCCAATTTTATTAATTATACCTATCGTGAGGAAATGATAGGAGATGGTATAGAAAATTGTATTAGATATGCAAAGAATTTTAATCCAGAGAAATCTAAAAATCCATTTGCATATTTTACACAAATTATCTATTATGCTTTTATTCGTAGAATTACGAAAGAAAAGAAACAAACAGCCATTAAACAAAAAATAATTGATAATACAGAAACAAAAACACATGATGTGATGGAGGGTGACGATGATGTTTACTCTAACACATATATGGAATTCTTGCGAGATAATCTTGAGGAGAAGGACATACCTAAACCTAAACGTAAAAAATCCAAAAAAGGGATTGAACATTTTTTAGAGGAAATCGAAAATGAAAACGAAATTTGAAGAATATGTTGACCAAGTTGATAAACTTATTAAAGACTATACTAAAAAACTTCATATATCTGAACTTGATCTTATATGTGAGTCTATAGAAGATTCTCCAGCTGGAACTGGTAAGATGGATTTCTGGTTAGAAGATATTGTTGATAGTGAACTTGTTTCAAGGAAAATGCCTAGTGAGTAAGATAGCTATATTAACTGATACGCATTTCGGTGCGAGATCAGACAGTTTAATTTTCAATGAATTTTTTTATGACTTCTATGAGAATCAATTCTTTCCATATGTTAAAGAACATCCAGAAATTACAGCCTTTCTACATTTAGGAGATTGTCTAGATCGTAGAAAATATATTAATTATAAGATTGCAAAGGATTTCAGAGAAAGATTCATTAGTGGATTAGATGAACTGAATATTCCTTGTCATTTTATAGTGGGAAATCATGACATATATTATAAGAATACTCTTGAAGTGAACTGTTATAAAGAATTAAAACTTCCAGAACAATGTAATGTTTACGATGAACCTACTGTGATCACAATAAATGATTATGATATAGCAGTTATTCCATGGCTAACTGAGGAAAATCAAACTCAATTCCATTCTCTTGTTAATGAGCCTGGGGTTCAAGTTGCATTTGGACATTTAGAAGTATCTGGATTTGAAATGCACTCAGGGGTTATGAGTCAAACTGGAATTAGTAAACTTAATTTTCGTAAGTTTGATATGGTAATGTCTGGACACTTTCATAAACGATCTACTGATGGTCAAATATACTATCTTGGATGTCCATATCAGATGTCTTGGGCAGATGCAAATGATGTGAAGGGGTTTCATGTTTTCGATACAAAAACTAGAGAGTTAGAATTTGTACCAAATGAAAGAAACATATTTGCTAAAATACATTACAATGATAAGAAAACAGTTTATAAGGATGAAGATGTATCTCAGTATGACCAAAAGTTTGTAAAGTTGTTTGTAGAGAATCGTGATGACTATTTTGAGTTTGATAAATTCCTAGATAGACTTTATAATGACATATCGGTACATGATCTTAAAGTAATAGAAGATTTTTCAGACTTGAGTGTAGATTTTATATCAGATGATATAGTATCAGAAGCTCAAGATACAATATCTTTACTAGACAAGTATGTAGAAGATATTGATACAAATCTTGATAAAGAAAGAATAAAAACTAAATTAAAATCATTATACATTGAAGCTGGTGATATAGATATATGATACATTTTAAATATGTGAAGTGGAAGAATTTCCTTGCCACAGGAAATCTCCCTTCAAGTGTGAGACTTGATAAGTCAGTAACAACTCTAATAATAGGTGACAATGGAGCGGGAAAATCTACTGTTCTGGATGCACTCTGTTTTGTCCTATTTGGAAAAGCATACAGACCTATTAAGAAAGCCCAACTAGTCAACTCTATCAATCAAAGAGACTGTGAAGTTGAGATAGAGTTTCAAATCGGGCAAAATCAATTCAAAGTTGTTCGTGGTATAAAACCTAACATATTCCAAATTTGGAGAAATGGTAAGGAATTAGACCAAGATGCACACTCCAAAGATTTCCAGAAAATCCTAGAAGAACAGATACTAAAGTTGAACTATCGGTCATTTACTCAGGTAGTGATACTTGGAAGTAGCTGTTTCATACCCTTTATGCAACTCCCCACAAGTCATCGTAGAGAGGTTGTAGAAGATATACTAGATATAAAAATATTCTCAATTATGAATTTACTGTTAAAACAACATTACAAAACAGTAAGTGTGGAAATGTCTGAATTATCAGTACAAACTAGACTTAATGAGAGTAATAAACAACTCCAAGAAAAACATTTGGGAAATATTGAAGAAACATCTAGTAAGAGAATTAAAGCTTTACAAAAAGAAAAAGAAGGTTATCAAAACGAATTAGCTATTAAACAACTCAATGTAAGTGAATTAGAAGAAAAAATAACAACTCTAATTCGGTCAGAGGCAGATCACGATAAATTGACTTCTTTAAAAATTATGTTAGAATCCAGAAAAACTAATACTGAAAAGAAGATAAATTTCTTTAATGAAAAAGACAACTGTGATGTATGTGAACAACCTATTGATTCATCATTCAAACAAACCAGAGTACAAGATTTACAAGAAAAAGTAGTTGAGTTTGATGATGGACTTGAAGAAATGAAAAAAGAATTGAATAGTTTATATTCTAGTATTCAAGAAATGAATGCACATTCTAAAACCATAAATGCAGTAAATACTGAGATAAAGAGTATCACAGGACTCTTAGAACGATGCCAGAACGATTTAAATACTTTGAACGAGGAAAAGGATAAGACTGATAAAATGAAAAAAGAAATTGCAGAACTTGAGGCCAAGATAAAAGAAACTGATAACAAAATCAAGGAATTGAAACAGGAAAATTTTTATCTTGACATTTGCAAGAATTTGTTGCATGATACTGGTATAAAGTCAAAAATAATAAAACAGTATCTTCCTGTAATGAACCAGACCATACAAAGGTATCTGGGCATTCTGGATTTTTATGTGAACTTTACACTTAATGAACAGTTTGAGGAAACAATCAAGTCAAGGTATAGAGATGACTTCTCATACGCATCATTCTCTGAAGGTGAGAAGATGAGAATTGATTTAGCTCTAATGTTCACTTGGAGAGAGATTGCAAGGTTGAAGAATTCAACTAATACAAATCTCTTGATTATGGATGAAGTTTTTGATTCCAGTTTAGATGCTACTGGAACTGATGACTTCTTGAAGATTCTCAATAGTCTTGAGAGTCAAAACATCTTTGTGATTAGTCATAAGGGTGATGTATTATTTGATAAATTCAATTCGATTATTCGATTTGAGAAACAGAAAAACTTTAGCAAAATGGTAGAATCATGAATATATTTTTCCTAGATAAAAGACCAGACAATGCAGCTGAAATGCATTGCGATAAACATTGTGTTAAGATGATACTGGAATATGCCCAGATGTTATCAACCGCACATAGAGTACTTGATGAAGATGATGCACATCCAGATTTGTATAAGATTGCACACAAGAATCATCCAAGTACAATCTGGACACGCTCTTCAAAACAACATTACGATTGGTTGTTTCGATTGTTTCGTATGTTGAGTGCAGAATATTCTATACGATACAGTAATGGTGAATTTAAGGTTCACAAGTCATGGGATAAACTTGGTAAGATTTTAGAGACTGCACCAAAGAACATAGTAGACAATGGGTGGATTGATCCCCCACAATGTATGCCTGACCATTGTAAAAAACCAGACACTATAGATGCTTATAGAAACTATTATTTGACAGAGAAAGCATCATTCTCTACATGGAACTACACTAACAAACCTACATGGTGGACAATATGATATACACACTACTAGATCCAGATCATCCGCTGTTATTAACTGCACTTCCAGAAATAACAGCTGAAACTGAACCAGAAGATAGGAAAGAACTTCTGGACAATATGGTTGAAACTATGAAACATTATGGGGGTATTGGATTATCTGCAAATCAATGTGGAATTCCAATTCGTATGTTTGTATTTGGAGACAATAAAAATTATATTCCTTGTTTCAATCCACGAATTATAGCAACATATGGTGAGTTAATTCCTATTGAAGAAGGATGTTTGACACATCCCGGCTTGTTTGTCAAGATATTCAGATCAGAAAAAGTTTCTGTAACATTTGAAGATGAAAATCGAGAATTGCACGAAGAAACTTTTGAGGGTTTGATGGCAAGGGTGTTTCTACATGAAATGGATCACATGAACGGCATTGATTTCCAAACCAGAGCTAGTAAGATGGCATTGGACATTGCAAAGAGAAAAAGACTACGAGGAATAAGAAAAATGAAAAAAATGCAAGAAAAGTAAAAAAAGACTTGACAATGATTTGGGTTTTCTGTATAATAGTAGTTGAAAGAGTGAGAAAGGGTCTTGCTCAAAAACCTAAATGAGATTTGTTATGGGTATGATGAAAGAAAAGTTAATTGAAGAAGAAATTGGAGTCGAAGAAGTTAAAGAAGGCCTCAAATGGTTATGTATGTGGGGTAAGAAGTCCTTCAAAGACCATACTGGTGAGTGGGTCGAGGTTCGTACTTCTGGTCAGTTGAATCTGTTCTCAGATGAGATTGAAGCTATTGCACACGTTGTAGAGGGGGCGTAATGAGACTGATATTGAACGGAAAAGAAATCAAGAACGTAGAAGTTCTTAAATTTGAAAGTGAAAAATCAAAATACATTGGTTACGAAATACGAAACAAGAAAGGCAAAAGGTGGTCTTTGGTTCGTAATCGTATGAATGATAGGTATCTTGGAGTTGTAAATCATGGCTCCATTAACCATCACAAGTTTCGTGGATATGAGTGGTTATCTGATGAAACTGGTGATTTAGTAGGAGTATGTTAATATGAGTATTGAAGATACAGAAATTATTTCTCCAGAAGATAATTTTGATAATGGTCTTATATTAGATTATATTGAAAAGGTTTTAAGTTCTGAAAGTCGATTGTTTAATAATTGGAATCATTTTGAGATTTATGAATTAAAATTATCTGGTTATTCTAATAGAGAAATTGCTAAAATGTATAATGTTACTGCGTCATGTATTTCAGCTCTGATAAATTGGATAGAAGTGCGACTCAGGAAAAATTTGAAATTTATAATCAATTAAAATATTATGACACACAAACAATATTTACGAAAAGTTGAAAAACTAGAACGAGAAGGTGATACAGATGCACTTTCAGATCTAGAAAAAGAGCGGATGGAAGATTTAGACCATCATTTAGATAAAGATTTCATAGAAGCTATGGATGATGGTTCGTATGATGAGGATCTAGAATCTGAATACGGCGATCTTTTTTAAAAAAACTTCATTTTTGTCTTGACATCTTTATTTGGATGTGAGATAATATACTTAAACAATGAGAGAAAACCTCTCATTAATCCTAAAACTTCCCTTAAAAACTTGAAATGGAAACAGTAAACAAGGATGCAAAATCTCTGCTTGCGAAGATGTTAGCGACTGAGAACATTCATGTAGTACACAAGAAAATGCCTACGGCATATTTCGATACAAAGAATCGTGAATTGGGTCTACCTATTCTGAAAGAGATGAATGGAGACATTTACGATTTGATGTGTTTACATGAGGTTGGTCATGCTCTTTGGACTGATAATGATGAGTGGATGGATATTGTCAAAAAGAAAACTGATGATGATGTTCCAAAATCAATTATTAATGTTACAGAAGATGTAAGGATTGAGAGAAAAATCAAAGACAAGTACCCCGGCGGTGTTAAGTCATTTTTGAGAGGTTATGCAAAACTCTACAAGGATGACTTTTTTGGTACTGCAAACATGGATTATGAGACTATGAACCTTGCAGACAAAATCAATCTTCATGCGAAAATTGGTACTCTTACTGGAATTACTTTCAATGAAGAAGAAACTGCAATATACGATATGTGTAAAGAAGCAGTAACTTTCAAAGATGCAGTTGATGCAGCTAAAGCCTTGTATGAATACTGTAAGGAACATAACGAAGATACAGATTCTATGAGTGATGACCATGATATGATGGGTCAAGCTTGGGAAGAATCAGAAGATGGTGAGGAAATGGAATTTGAAATGTCCAGTTCTGAAGGTGAAAAAACCGAAGGTGAAGATTCTGAAAATGATAATTCATCAGTTGATTCCTGCGAAGATGGTGATGGTGGAAGTGATAATGAAGAAGGTAAAGATGGTGAAAATTCGGATAATAATTCCGAAAATTCTGATGCTGAGGGTGATGGAGAAAAAACTGATGAAACTGCAAATTCTGGTGGAACTGGTGGTCTTGGAGAAATGACCAATCCAATTCAAGCGGAAACAGTTTTGAATTGGGAAAACAATAAAGAAGATTTGAATGATGATAATGGTAAGGATTACTTTTACATGAACATTCCAGATTCAAATTTGGATTCAATAATTGATTATAAGAAGTGTTTGGAAAATCTCAAAGAACATTATAAAAGTAATAACGTACATGGTAGATCTTACAGAAATGAGAGAAATACTGATTGGAGAAAAAGGAGAGAACTTTATGACAATGAATGGATGAGAGCTGCATATGAGTATGCAACTAAACTTGAAAAAGATTCCATGAAAACTGTCAATTACTTGGTAAAAGAATTTGAAATGAAAAAGTCTGCGGATTCATACCAGAGAGCTTCAGTTGCAAAAACTGGTGTTTTGGATATGTTGAAAATGCATTCTTACAAATATAATGAAGATATTTTTAAGAGAATCACAGTTGAACCAGACGGAAAAAATCATGGTCTAGTTATGTTCCTTGATTGGTCTGCTTCAATGTCACAACAACATCATGACTGTTTCAAACAGTTACTTCAGATTGTTTGGTTTTGTAGTCGAGTTGGAATTAAGTTTGAGGTTTATGCGTTTTCTGATTCAGCTTGGGAAATACTTGGTGAAGAAGAAAATCTAAAATACAGAAAAAGACATTCTGAAATGCCAACAGATAGTCCAACTTGGAATTTTAAACATAATGATATGATGTTAGGAAACCATTTGTTGTTGAACATTTTTTCAAGTAGAATGAACAAAAGAAGTTTGAAAGAAATGGTATACTACTTGACAATGACAACTTTTTCAATAACCAATCAACATTCTTATCATTATAGTGATGAAGCTTGGAAAACAAATCCTATACTTTGTTTGATGGATGAAAAGTTTAATGATATGAAAAACTCCAATGCAGTTCTTCCTGTTGCAGATGGATGGCATTTGGGTGGAACTCCTTTAAATGGTGCGATTGTAAATGCAATGAATTTTATTCCTAAGTACAGAGATAAAAATGGAATTCAAAACTTAAACGTAGTGTTTATTACTGATGGTGCTTCAAACGATAATTCAAACTCCAAAGTTGATTATAGTAAGGAAGCCTCAAAATCTGAGTACAGTTATGATAGAGTAAGACCAAGTGGAGAAAAAATAATTTTACATGACCCAATTACCAGAAAACAGTATGCAAAATCAGAGTACAGAAGATCTGGTCAAGTAACTACTGCAACATTGTTGACTATGTTGAAAGATAGAACTGGTTGTAATGTGGTTGGATTCTTTCTTGCTCAATCTGGTGGAAATGGTAGAGTTTCAAACAGAGACATTCAATATATGTTTCCAAATCAAAATATGCATGACTTGAGAAAAACCTTGAGAAAAGAAAAAGTTCTGGTTTGTGAATCAATGGGATATGATGAATACTACTTTGTTGCGGGTGGGAAAAACCTTGCAATCAATGATGGTGAACTTGCAGTAAATAGTGATATGACTAGAGGAAAGATGGCCAAAGGATTTGCCAATTACATGAAAGGAAAACTGGTCAATCGTGTTCTACTGAATAAATTTGTTGATCAAATTGCATAAAATGAAAAAAAGACTTGACATATATTTCTGGATGTGAGATAATATATGTAAAGAGTGAGAGAGGGAAAGCGGTTCCTTCTATTTTTGATAACTCCAAATGGAGACTTTATTATGAGTACTAAACGAATTGAGATTGCCAACAAACTTCTTGTTGACTTTCCAAGTGGACGAGCTACCCAAACTGAATTAATGGAATGGGCAGTTGCAAATGGATATTCCAAATATGCCCCATCTTTTGTCTGGAAATCTGAATATCGTGTTGATAGAGGAATTTTTAGAATTCCTACTGAAACTGAAATTAAAACTGGAACACTTAATGTTCCTTTGGAAGTGGTTGCAGCTGAGGCCGCAGTTACTAAAACAGAATCAGTTCCAGATACTAGGGCAAATTTAATGATGTCAACAGACATTGAACAAATGGTGCCAGAAAAATTTGAGGGTTTTGTTTCTTGGGGTTACTTCAAAGAAATAAAATCTATAATCAAATCCAAGATGTTTTACCCAATATTTGTTACTGGACTTTCTGGTAATGGTAAGACTCTTAACGTGCAAGAAGCTTGTGCGGAACTTGGTCGAGAATGTGTCAGAGTAAACGTAACCATTGAAACTGATGAGGATGACCTTATCGGTGGTTTTCGTTTGGTCGATGGTGAAACCAAGTTTAACTTGGGGCCAGTTGCGATTGCGATGGAACGTGGTGCAGTTCTTCTTTTAGATGAGGTTGACCTTGCATCAAACAAGATTATGTGTTTACAGCCTGTACTTGAAGGTAATGGAATCTACATTAAAAAGATTAATCGTTACATCAAACCAGCAAAAGGTTTCACAGTTATTGCGAC